TGAGAATCAAATGCCACAAACCATTGCATAGCATTTGCATCAAACTGAATGATATCATTCGCGTTAGCGACGACGCCGCCCCAAGATACGGTAGTGTCACCTTCGTGGCCTATATTCTCAACGATGAGATATCTCTTTCCTGGGGTAGGTCCCGGAAGACCTGCATTTGGTCCTGTTAGCTGTGGATTTATGACGCTATCAACTGGTTCCAATGTGTTTTGTGGTAAGGTATCAGTATCTACGTTGAAGATAAGAAAACGATCATCTGTTGGATTAGGCACGATAGTACCTACGATGTCGCTATCCATGTATGGATTCTGCAACCAGATTTGAGATATTCCCGGTCTCACAGCACCGTAAAGGTTCAAGTAGGCTGACCAATATAGACTCGTATTGGGATTGTTTGGAAGGACAAGATCATTGTTTGGAGGAGTAAATGGCTCGTCCTGCGGTAATAGTTGTAAAGTATTACCCGAATATAATAGTTGATAACCATATGGAGTGATCTTCTGTCTCGTGCCCAATAATAGATCGTCATCTTGAACATCTTGCAATGCATTGCCCTGATAGATAGAAGCAATGATCTTTTCAATCACCCCATACTTCTTGAGTTTAGATGCTGTGGTGATCCAGATAGGCATGTAGAACTTCCAAGACATAATATCAATAGGATTACCTGTACCTACAGGGATACTACGACTAGTGAATGTTAATCCATCTTGGAATACCGCAGACAGAGAAGTCCAATCTATGAAGTTATCTGTGCTTTGGATCTCAAATGCAGGATTAAACAGTGTACCTAGCTGTTCAATGAGTTCAAGTTTTTGATTGTAGTTAGTAGTCCAGAAGTCTACCGTCATTCTCAGCGTATACGGAACAGGCATCAGTCGTTCAATAGTAAATGCCTGCCCTTGTGTTGTTTCATACGACTGTGATTCCTGATTATAAGTGCGCTGCCTCACATTAAGTTTGTCAACGAAAGTAGGATCCTGTGTCCACTTCTGATTATATTCTAATCCACTGATGTATGTAGTTATTAGCGGCGCAGATGGCAGATTGCTAGCACTATTGTTGGCAATTATAGTTGCTGCTTGCCTACTGCTATCGCCATACATGATAGGTACACGGACCAGGATAGGATTACCATTAGGATCATTACCCCTAGTCACATTCCAAGAGGAAAATATTTTTTGGAATTGTATTATAAATCTGCGAATCTGATTATCATAAAAGTAGGTTGCCAAACTATTAATCCTTGTATAAATATATGTAGTTCGCGGTACTACTAATACCCAACTACTCTAACCGTCGTAAAAGGACTATCAGCATGATTATTTATCTATATAAAAAGACACACATGATTACCGGGCTAAATTATCTCGGAAAAACCAAACAAGATCCTTACAAATATCTAGGTTCCGGTAAAAATTGGAAAAAACACATCAATCAACACGGACGATTCGTGGATACTGAAATATTAAAAGAGTGCATCACACAAGAAGAACTTAGTTATTGGGGCCGTTACTATTCAAAACTATGGGATGTGGTCAACAGCAGCGAGTGGGCTAACATTATTCCTGAATCAGGCGGGGAACCAGGCTTTAAGTCAGGAGAAGATCATCCAAATTTTGGTAAAAAACAATCCGCTGAAATCATTGAAAAGAGGATTAATAAGTGGCGAGGGAAAGCATGTCCGACCAGAGGAAGATTAGGTTCCGCTAACGGTATGTTTGGTAAAACTCACTCTGATGAAACTAAAATGATTTTTTACGATATAGGAAAAATGCGAATAGGTGAAAAGAACGGTATGTTTGGTAAAACTCACTCTGATGAAACTAAACTTCTTATGAAGGCTAATCATGCTGACGTATCGGGGGACAAGCATCCAGGCTTTGGTAAAATGAAATCGCTCGCCGAAATGAAACTAGAGCCAAAAATAAGTTAAATAAAATAAAACGATGAATCCTTATCACTCTGGTGGTAGTATTTCAGGAGTCGTCGTCAATACTGTTGATAACGGCTGACTCTGCGGAACAACTGTATTAGTGCTATTTACATATATTTCAGCGGGGTCATTAATAAAGCTGTTGAGTTGTGATTGATTTGTCGGTGAATCAAAGCCAGTTTGAGTCCTAACATTTTGACTAATCTGTACCCATAGTGTACCATCCCAGCGATATAATAGTTGTGGTAGATAATCTATGCGTAAGAAATAATCCCCGACTTGTGGATTCTGCGGGAAAGATATTCCTGCCCCTGTTGGGAAACCGTTTGGTGCTTGACCATCGCCGCTGAGATATCCTGCTGTGTATCCGAATGTTTTTGGCGTTGATCGTGCGATATACTGATAACCCGGGATGCAGTCAGCACGATAATCCATGTTGATCGTGATATCGCCGGTGAATCCTGGAAGTTCTGGGTTTTGGTCGGCTGTTGCATATGTGTTGTCAGCAGTTCCGTAAGGCCCTGTTATGATGCCCATTGGATCCATAGTCAGCATCTTTGTACCTGACACGGGACCTGATCCACCACCAGTCCTTTCCGGAGCTTCAGTAGTCACACTAAGTTCTACTTGATTGAACTTGTCAAGCCTGACTTCTGGAGCAGCATCAACCGTCATATCCCAGATACTCTGTAGGTCCTTTTTGCTTATCTTGATACCAGCAGCAGTACTCTTGTATCTTGGGTTGCGAATCATCATCACCATACCTGAAATCGCTGCCTCAGTCGAGCTATCAACGACGATATCAATAGGTGGAGCAGGTTGATTTGTTTTGTCTGATGGAACACCGTCCGCCTCATACACGCCGTATGTAGGAACGATGTATAGATTGGATTGATCGTAACCAGATTCTGGAAGTAATCTCTCTGCTTCCTTCAAGTTAGCATCGTTGATTGCGATATTTTTATTATAGGTTGATAGTATGTCAGCGAGGCTACCGTTGTTGACAACACTCCAATATGTGGTATTAGGAGGAGTTGTTCCTGCAGGAACAGTGCCTGTTGATTGATAAATCACACCACCATATGTCACTGTATAACCTGGAGGATAAGTTTTAGTTGCATCAAAATCTCCTAAATAATTATCTTGATTGATTGGCGCATTCAATATGTCAGCAAACTCTTCAGAGTTGACTAGCGGTTCACATTTGATACGCCATAGATGAGGATACCAGGTCTGGGTGAAACCTTCGCTGGCATAATTGGCATCAGTGATCTGCATGAATCTTTTCAATGCAGTCGGAATCGTCTCATTTAATGGATTATAATCAAGCAGATGTGGAAGTTCTAGCACATCACCTACCATCAACTTACGACCGATGATGTCAATCATATCATTATAATGGACAGTGACAAAGATGATATCATTGTTCAGGAAAAGTCCAAACTGGCTTAGGTCAAAGTCTAGGTTCTGAACATTATAATGTCCACGGAGACGATATATGTTAGGGTCATACTTTCTATCTCTGTTCTCTAGGAATAATAGGTCCTGAATCTGCGTTGGATCAGGCTCTAGGTATTGTGGTTGGGTCGCATCAGTTGACGGACCTTGGTTCGTGACCCCTGCATATTTGTGAATGTATAGGTCAGTTCCACCGACTGTCAGCATTTCTGCGATAGTCCGATCTAGGAACCGATAATCATTCTGTTTATTAGGTCTCCAAAGTGACAGCCTAGGCATACTATTCTCCTATCTTTATTTATCGTATTTTTTGGATAAAAACGGTTGACAACGGTTACCCGTTTTGTTATATTAAGAATGTAAGCAGCGAGCAAGAGGTACGTCATGTTCAAGGTCGGTCAAGTCGTTCAGGGCTATGTCATCAACAATCGGGGCGAGGACGAACTCGTCACTGGAACTTTCATGTTCCGCACAGATGACCCTGAGGAGTACATTCAGGATATCGTCATCCGCGACGAAGACGGTAACACCGTCTATATTGACGAACAATATGTGATTTATCCGAAATAAAGGCTTGACTTCGGTTACCCATTCTGCTAAATTCAATCATAAACTTCAACACAGAGAGACACATAATGGCTAGAAAGCAAAAGATTACCCCTCTTCAGTTCGGTGATGTGGTTCGGGTTATTAATCCTAGGTCACCAATGGTAAATAATGTAGGTACTATTGTCAAGATTTCTGGCAACAGAGCAATTGTTGATTTTTATACGCACAATATCTGGCATGGTCAACATTACACCGTTTTCCTGTCGTCACTTGAGCGGTCTGACATTCCTGCAAAGTATGAGAGTTGGTATCTTAGGAACCAACGGAAGTATTATCTGATCGTTCCTAATGATTGTGAGTGGGAACCGCAAGAAGAAACTCCTTGCTATGGTGAATATCGCAGGGATGAGAAGCCAGAGTGCGGAGAAATGGTATATGATGTATATCATTCCCGAAAGGAAGCACTAGATGTGGCTATGGAATGGGCTAATATGTATCGAGGTGAATCGTATTTTCGTATTAGTCTGAAAGATGACCCCTACCAAGTGCAGGATATAGAGGTAGACGCATAAAAATATCCTTGATAGGTTTTTTTCGGTTGACAACGGTTACCCATTTTGCTATAACAAACATACAGCACGGAGATTACTATGTTTTATGTATTGTTTGATTCCGAGAAATCAGGATATATGAAGAATCCCTTCAGCGATAAGCGATATGCCGCACCACATGAAGGTAAGCTGTATTAAAAGCCATCAGCGGCAGGCTAAAAAAAGCTTGACATTCTAAAAAGAATGTTGTATTGTATATAAGTAAGTTGAAACAAGGAGAATCTCATGGCTCGTCCCAAAGGCAAAACTAACGCCAATCGTAAGATCAGAGTTGTTCAGAGTTCGTCCAACACACTCGTAAAGGATCTTACTCCTAAGGATCCGGACTTCATTTACTATGGGGCAGAGCCTAACTTCTCCGATGGTCAACCTGATCCTGAACATAGGCAATCCCGTCTCGGACAAGCCTACAACTGGTATTCTAAGTTCTATGGAACTAAGGAAGCCAAAGAGTTCCTTATTCGCTATCTGGAAGATACGAAGCAGACCGACAAGGCTAAGATCGTTCGTAAGGCGCCTGATCACAAGATTTACACTTCTGTAGGTTGGGCTGCACGCGCCGCTACTCGTGGGTTGATCCTTGATGAATACCAGATCAATCATATTGAAAAGCAGATCGTTAAACTTACTGAGTTTGTTAAAGCTCAAGATGCTGCTGCGAAGACTGAAGTATCTAAGAAGCCCGTTGAGCGTCCCAATATTCAACAGATTATGCGTGAACGTGCAGGTGATGCTGCCGGAGAGATTGACGGTATCTTTGATGATTTTGCTGCTGCTGGATATCCTAAAGATTTTGAAATGAAGGACCGTACTATTAGTTTGCTGAAAGTCAGCAACGTGCTGCCGCAGCATGTGTCTCCTATAATTAAGTTTTGGCAGCGGTTGCGGGACGAATACACCGAACTGCAAGCGGGCACTTGTGAGCAACTTAACGAAGGTTATTCTCACATGACGAAGATGCAGGTCAAGAACACTCTCAAGTTCATTGATCAAGTCATCGCTGATCTCAATGGCTATGTCGCGCTGAAACAAGCGACTAAGAAGATTCGGGTTCGTAAGGCTCCTCCTGTAGAGAAGATCGTCTCCAAGCTGAAGTATCTGAAGGAGTTCAAGGATGATGCTCAGAAGTTGGATCTGGTCAGCCTCTCTCCCGTTAAGCTGCATCAGGCAACTGAGGCTTGGATCTATGACTCTGCTCGTCGTAAGCTGCATCACTATATCGCTGACGACTACAGCAAGTGCCTAACAATCAAGGGTAACACTTTGCTAGGCTTTGATAAGCAGCAGAGCGAGATGAAGACACTTCGCAAACCTGCTGAACAGATCAAGGGTATTATGGGCAGCAAGCCTGCTGCTCGTAAGTTCTTCAAGGACATCAAGGCAGTGGCTGCGATTCCGAACGGTCGTTTCAACGACAAGATGATCATTCTTAGAGCATTTTAAAGGAAACATAATATGAAACTGTTTGCCACAATATATCTAAAGGGGCATCTTATTGCAGCGATGTTTCTTTGGCCAGGTGCAACTATGCATGATTGCAGGCAGGTAAACGCACACTATGCTAGGATCCTGCCTGATGCTCCTTTTATTAAATCAGGTGAGGCTAAGATTTCAGATATCCGATTATCATGCGAATGGCACGATAGCAACCCCATAAAGAATGGAACACAACTATGACCGACAATATTGATCTAAACAGGTACAAGGATTTTGTAGAGGCAGTGACAAGTAAGGAAAGTAATGACCTTACTTCATTCATGAATCGTCTTGATCGTCTTGACGGCAACTATGAGGTATTTGAAGGCGAGACTGAATCACGGCACGGCCCTAGTATCAATGTTTCACTTCTTGTTACCGGGGCATTAGGATTAGGTAGCGAATCAGGTGAGTTTCAAGAGATCATCAAGAAGATGCTCTTTCAAGGTAAACCGCTCACTGAAGAGAATCTCTTCCACATGAAGCGTGAGTTAGGAGACATCATGTGGTATTGGATTACTGCCTGTCGTGCGTTGGATCTTGATCCGAATGATGTCATTGCAGAAAACGTGCGGAAGTTGGAAGCACGATATCCAGGTGGATCGTTTGATCCTTATTACAGCGAGAATAGACAAGAAGGCGATCTATGACGGTTCTAACTAAACAGGATCAAGATAGGCTCGTTGCATTCACTAAACGAATGGAGTGGTTCGCAGACAATCAATATGATATTAGCCCTCGCCGCGCTGGACCATATATGCTCGCGATCCAATTTTTACTCGTTAAGTGGCAAGAGTCAGCCGATCCTGCATCCAACGACGAAACATTAACTGCTTTGGAAAATATCTTGCGTGAGGCGGAAGGACTCTGCTTACCAGAAGACGCACATAGTTTTAGATATGATCCGTATTGGAAAATGCCAATTTAATCGGCGTTGCTGCGATAGTTTCCTGATAAATAACACTGAAGGAAACGATCATGACCGCAAATATTCTATCCACCCCCACTAATTATAACCTAGATGAACTAAAACAAGCAGTGTTTGAGAATGTGCGTCTTCGTTTAGGCGGCGGAATCATTGACCTAGAATTAGATCCGGAGCATTATGAAGCTGCATACAACTATGCGATAAAAATCTACCGTCAACGTGCAGAGAATGCAGTTCAAGAGTCTTATACACTCATGACAGTCATAAAGAATGTTGATACATACACGCTACCCTCAGAGTACATCAATGTCCGTTCGTTGTTTAGACGCACTGTAGGATTAGAAACAGGCCCATCTTCCACTTCATTTGATCCTTTCTCAAGTGCTATTCTCAACACCTATCTGTTGAATTATAATTACACCGGAGGACTTGCGACATATGATTTCTACGCAGGTTATGTAGAACTAGCAGCAAGGATGTTCGGTGGCTTTCTCACATATACGTTCGATCCTGTAACTAAGGTCCTGCGCATCACTCGTGACTTCAAGGGCACAGGCGAGCGCATTCTGATCTGGGCTGACATTCAACGTCCCGAAGCAGTACTCATTCAAGATCCTGGCGCCGGGGTGTGGATCGCTGACTTTATATTAGCAACGTGTAAGATGATCCTAGGCGAAGCTCGTGAGAAATTTAATTCTATCGCTGGTCCTGGTGGAGGAACATCACTTAATGGTACTGCACTTAAAGCTGAAGGCAAAGCACATCAAGAAGCACTATTGCTTGATCTAAAGAATTATGTGGATGGATCACAGCCCTTAACATGGATACAGGGCTAAATTAACTTGGGTTTAAGGATGAGGACTAAATACAAGTATGAAGAACATACTTGAAACCCTCATCGCTAATGACCCGACTTACAATAAGTCAGTAACACGATATCTCTACAAAACGCATCCTGATCTATGGGAACAGATTGTAGAATACACATCCTTTTTGCCAAATGATGCCAAACCCAAGCAAAGAGTCTGGCACATACTTAATGATAGGTATGATATTGAAAAATGTCCTGTTACAGGGGAACCCCTGCGATGGAGGGAAAAAGATTATCTACGGTTCTCGTCATTTGAGGCAAAGAAGCTAGGAATAGGTAAAATCATTAGTAAAGCGACTACCGGAAATCACTGGCGCCAAAAAGATCCCGAAAAGTCTAAGCTTGCTAATGAAAAGTTCTCAAGTGGATTCCGCTCCGGGCAACACAAACCCTGGGAAGAACGAAACAGAGATTGCAGAATATGATCGGTTGGGGTATGGTGGAACTATGAATCAGGACTGGCCATCATATAGAGATGTTCAAGATGATTGGTCTGGCAAACTTGCTGCTGGTGTCAAGTAAAGACTGTCAGTTTCCATCCGGAAACTGACTTTCTATCGCCAGACATCATTCTATACACATTGCTTCTTGGTAGGTTATATTTAGTATAAAGTTCATATATAGTACAGGTTTCTGTTATTCCTGTTATATGCACAAACTGATGTTGAGTTTCTATATAGTTAGGGTGATTTGAGCCTTTGAGTTTATCTGACCTTTTCTTTTTTGCTTCTTTTGTGTATGTTTTCCCGCGTTGGCCTGCCGCGTTTGCTGCACATCTTTCAGGTGAGTGCTTTTTTCCTCGTTGAGCGTTACCGAAGGCCAATCTCATTTCAGGACGTTTCATGTGGTGAGAGTCACCCTTTACTGATCCGCCACCGCCACCGGTTTCCGGAATCTTGTTAGCCCAGTTCGGATCTTCAACTATATTCCATAGTTTACTATAATGTCTGCCCCAGTAACTTAGTTCCTCTTTAGTTAGACATTCTTTCAGTATTTCAGTAGTAACATCGTACCCGTGTTCTTTAATATGCGGTTCCCAATCTTTACCTGATCCTTGATATTTTAGTGGGTTCTGTTTGGTTTTCCCAAGGTATTGTAGCCCGGTTTTGTTGTGGGTCTTCTTATACAAATAAATAGTCATGCTGATGTTCCTCAATGCATTAGAGTAGTTGGGATTGTCCAGATCCGCGAACTACATCTTTATTTATACCTTTTCTCTTGCATTCATCAAATGAATATCGTATACTCTTTTAAAGGAGATACTAATGATTATAGGTGTTACTGGATTGATCGGTTCTGGCAAATCTACTGTTGCTAACATTTTAACCACAAACTATGGTTTCCGAAAGATGGCATTTGCTGATACATTGAAGGATGCTGTTTCGGTTATTTTTTCTTGGGATAGAATCCTATTAGAAGGAGAAACTCAAGAAAGCAGAAAATGGCGGGAACAAGTAGATGAGTGGTGGGCTACTCAGTTGGGTATTCCTCACTTGACTCCTCGTTGGGTACTACAGCAGTGGGGTACAGAAGTTGCCCGCAAAGGTTTTCAT